CAGGCGGGTGACGTGCAGGGTGCATTTCTGTGAGCATCGTTAGCGGCATCTGCGAACCAGTGCCGCTGCTTGCATTCATGCAGCAGCAGACGCCTGAGGACACTGACGACTTGATCACCCGCATCCGTGCAGACTTGCACCCTGGGCAGCTTGCGTTTGTGGATGACACCGCAACGCAGATCCTTGGTATCTCGGCCGGGTATGGCGCTGGCAAGACTAGGGCATTGTGCGCCAAGGCTGTGATGCTGGCCGCGGCCAATCAAGGGTTTATCGGTGCAGTGATGGAACCCACCGGCCCATTGATTCGTGACATCTGGCAGAACGACTTTGATAACTTTCTAGAGGCATACGACATTCCGTACACCTTTCGCGCATCACCACTGCCGGAATATACATTGCATTTGCCAAGTGGAGATACAAAAATCCTTTGTCGTAGTTTTGAAAATTACGGACGCATTATCGGCCTTAACCTCGCATGGGTTTTGTGCGATGAAATTGATACCGTAACGCCCAATATTGCTAATAAAGCATTTCCTAAAATCCTCGGCCGCTTGAGGTCAGGCAATGTCCGGCAGTTTGCTGCGGCCAGCACGCCGGAAGGTTTCCGCTGGATGTGGAATACGTTTGGCAGTGATGATGCAAAAGCGCGTGCAGACCGGCATCTGATCAAGATGCGCACCGTAGACAATCCACACCTGCCACCGGACTTTATCGAGCGGCTGCAGGCCAACTACGATCCAAGCCTTCTCAAGGCATACCTAGACGGCGAATTCGTAAACCTCACCACCGGCCAGGTTTATGACCGCTTTGACCGCAGCAAGCATATCCTGGCAACCATGCCAGACATCAGCAACGAACCGCTCAGGGTTGGCGTTGACTTTAACGTTGGCAACATGTCAGCTGTCATTGCTATCAGGCAGGGCAGCAGCCTGTTAGTACTAGATGAGATCAGTGGCGCGCATGACACTGATGCCCTAGCGCAGTCGATCAAGTCCAGATACCCAGCGCATCGCATCTATGTTTACCCTGACGCCAGCGGCGGCAATCGCAGCACCAATGCTGCGCAAACAGACATCCAGATCCTTGAGTCGTACGGCATGTCAAACCAATCGCCACGCAGCAATCCTCCCGTTCGCGATCGCGTGGCTGCTGTTCAAGCTTTGCTGGAAAACGGCAAAGGTCAAGTCCGACTGCAAATAGCAAACGGCTGCCGCAAGGTAATCGAGTGCCTTGAGCTGCAGTCTTACAACGAGAAAGGTGAGCCTGATAAGGATGCAGGCTACGACCACATGAACGATGCGCTTGGCTACATCATCTGGCGTGAATTTAACCCGCTGCACGCCAATGCTGGACGAAGCACTGGCATTAGGCTATATTAAATCCGCCATCCATTTACTGCACTCATGCTGACCGGCGCTGAACTACTGTCGAAAGTCAAAGAATCTGGGCACCTCAACAAGACCGAGCTGGTCCGCGAGTGCGGATACATCAAAGGCGAAAAGCTTTGCTTCACCGCGTTTTACGAGGCGCTCCTCGAGGCCAAGGGCATTGCACTGGCTGGCCCTAAAAAGGCAGGTCGCACCTTGACCTACAAAACTAAGGTGCAGTTCAACGGCAAGCTGTCCATTGGCGAAGGGTACGTCAAAGAGATGGGTTTCAACCCCGGTGATGAGTTTGAAATTAAGGTAACCCGCAACAGCGTTACACTGACTGCAGCTTGACGTAGGACATGTACACGGGTTTTAACTACTACGACCGGCCTACGGCAGAGCGTAAGGTCACCCGTGTGCAGGATGCAAACTCTGCATGGTACGCGCAAGAGGCGCATTGGATCCTGATTGAGGATCTACTGCAAGGCACATACGGTATGCGGCGGAAGCACCGCCGCTATCTGCCGCAAGAGCCACGCGAGCAAGACGAGTCCTACGACAACCGCCTTGCTCGCAGCGTGGTGCCGCCGTACTACCAACGCCTTGAGCGCTTGCTTGCCGGCATGTTGACCCGCAAGCCGGTGCGGTTGATTGATACAAGCGACACCATCCGTGAGCAGCTGTTTGACGTAGACCTCAACGGCAACGACCTCAACGTGTGGACCTACGAGGCCGCGCGCAAGATGGTGCGTTATGGCCACATCGGCACGCTCGTAGATGCACCTGCTGACGGCGGCAGGCCGTATTGGGTGACCTACACTCCACGCGACATCCTCGGCTGGCGCACCGAAGCAAAAGAAGGCAAGCAGCAGCTCACCATGCTGCGCCTACAGGAATTAGCCAGCGTGCCTGATGGACTGTACGGCGAGAAGGTGGTAGAGCAGGTGCGTGTGCTAACGCCTGGCGAGTATCAGATCCACCAGAAGGATGACAAGGGCGACTTCCGCATCGTGGACGAAGGTCGCACCAGTCTTGGCGAAATTCCGTTCAGCGTTGCCTACGCCAACCGCATTGGCTTTATGGAATCACGGCCGCCGCTGGAGGATATTGCCGAGCTAAACCTAAAGACCTATCAAATCCAGTCTGATTTAGATAACCAGTTGCACATCTCAGCGGTGCCGATGCTGGCGTTTTACGGCTTCCCGTCTAGCGCCGAGGAGGTATCAGCAGGCCCAGGTGAAGCTATTGCATTTCCTGCAGAAGGCCGCGCTGAGTACATCGAACCCGGTGGCACCAGTTTTCAGTATCAATTCCAGCGGCTAGAGCAACTTGCGTTGCAGATTAATGAGCTTGGCTTGTCAGCAGTGCTAGGCCAGAAGCTGACTGCCGAAACCGCTGAAGCAAAGCGCATCAATCGCAGTCAAGGTGACAGCACCATGATGGTGATTGCGCAAAATATGCAGGACATGATCGACAACTGTCTGCAGTTTCATGCGCAGTACCTTGGCCAGAATGAAGCCGCCGGCAGCTGCTACGTCAATCGTGACTTTATGGGTACAAGGCTTGACCCGCAGGAGATCACCAGCCTTCTGCAGCTTTACACTGCTGGCACCATCACCCAAGAAACCCTGCTGCAGCAACTGGCTGATGGCGAGGTCTTGGGCGATGATTTCGACGTTGAACAAGAACTGGAGGCCACGGCTAATGCGGGAATGGACCTACAACCTGCTGGACAGGCTGACCGACTGGCTAGTGGATCTAATGATAATGATGGAACCGAAGAGGCCACGCCGCCAGGAGCTTGATTATCACGTCAGTGTGCTGCCAGATGAGATCTTGGCCATCATCCGCATTAGCTGGTACAAGGATGGCAAGCCCGATGCAGTGGACGAGGTAGTACTAATGGAAGACGGCCAAGATGGGTACGACGCATTTGCACAGGTTGTGACTGACGCGTTGCAGCATGGCGCCAATTTAAGTATTCGTTCTGGCTATAGCGCAACAGACTTGGGCATCATGCAATGACGACACCAGCCAGGCTATACCGCAACGCGATTGACCTGAATCGCTACAGCAATAGCGTGGCTCGGCGTGTCATCAATGCATATAACGACATCATCATCGACGCAGTTAATCAACTGCGTACCATTGATGATTTGGCAGCGCCGGTCAAAGCTGCTAGGTTGCGCGCCATCTTGGCGCAACTCAAGGATTCACTGGCCGGCTGGGCTGGTGATGCAACAGAGCTAACAGCCACAGAGCTGCAAGGATTGGCCGAGCTGCAGTCTGAATTTGTAGCCGAAGAGCTACGCAAGGCGCTGCCAGCTGGTGCGCGCACGGCGGTCAATACCGTGGAAATCAGCCCGCAGTTTGCGCAGTCAGTCGTAACTACTGATCCGACGCAGCTCAATGTAGTCGCGTTATCGGACGATTTATTCGCAGCAGTGCAAGGCGCACCGCAGACATTCAGCCTCACTGCTGCACAGGGTGCAACCATCACGCTGCCTAATGGCGAGGTAGTCAGCAAAGCATTCCGTGGCATTGCCGTTGATCAGGCTGAGCGTTTTTCGCAGGTGGTGCGGCAAGGATTGCTAACGGGTGAAACCACGCCAGATATTGCCAAGCGGTTAATCGGCAGCCTGCAATTTGGCGAGCAAGCTAAAACTGTTGGGCAGCTTGTGGCAGCAGGTGGCCAGGCGACTGCCGTGGCAGACAACCAAGTAATGGCCCTAGTGCGCACCAGCATCAATCAAGTGGCCAACAGCGCAAGCCAGCAGGTGTACGAGGCCAATCAAGACATTACCAAGAAATATCGCTATGTCGCCACGCTTGATACCCGCACCAGCGCCATCT